CCAAAAGATCGGTGAAAGCTTTTGCAGAGAAATATGCTAAAGAGCACGAGATTTTTGTAACGCCAAAAGGCGGGATAAAAGTAAAAAAGTTAATAACCAGTGCGGTAATACGCATTGCAAAACAACGCGGACAATGGAACTAGATAAACAACAATATTGTAGAGTAAAAGAAACTCCTGTAGTGGCGCCCTGTGAGAAAAAAGAGGGGTTGTGCGATCCTTCTCCCTCGCCTTTGGGCCCTTACAATTGTTGCCTGCTCTGCGGAAAATTAGAATAACCAAATGCAGGGTGATTTAAGGGTGTTAAAAAATTAGCGTTTTAAAAGTCTAATCCCCTGCATTTAATTAAAAATTGAAATTATGAAATATTTGTCACCCCCCGAATTGAAGCAATTATGCGTTTTAATGAAGTTGTATTGCAACTGCAATCAACAGGAACTTACCGGGCTAAAAGATACCAATTTCAAGCTATGGGCTTGTTACCTGGCTACTAAAGCTACTAATTTAAGCCTGGGCCAAATAGCCAACTATTTTAATATCTATCCTAAATTTTTGCGGGGCCAATTAGAAAATATGGCCTTAGAATATATGCTGGATAGTTCTGCAACTCCCAAGATCTTAGATGCTATAGAAGATGCTTACAAAGAGTTGGAAAGTGTAAGGAGTGATGCCTAAGGATTTTTGGGTCTTGCCAAAATTGGCCCAAGATAAAATAGACGAAACCCATTACATCGTGTACCGTAAAGATGGCAATGAATTACTAACTATAGTGAAAAATGGCAAATTAAAAACAGTAAAAGAAAACTTGAGACCAGCAGAATACCGCTGGTTTAATGAAAATGTGTTAATCAATTAATTTTTAAACTATGGAGACAAAAATTTTACAAGGCGAAAGCCCAGAAGAGCGATTAAAAACGCTGAAAGAAAATGCAGAGCGATCTGAAGATTTTACTTACCCGAAAGTATTGGGAGGTGATGAAGTCACCAATTTAAAAGACGAGATCACTGCCGATTTTATTGAGCTTGCAAAGCTAGATGAAGCAAAAAAGGAGTTTGCAGCCAATCACAAGGCGAAAGTGAAGCCCTTAAAACAAAAAGTTGCTGGCGTACTTACCAAAATTAGAAACCGGGTAGAAGAAGTAAGTGAAGAAGTGTATTTGCTGGCAGACCAGGAAGAAGGTGTGATGGCTTATTACAACTCACGGGGTGAGTTAGTGCATCACCGCCCATTGCTTGCCAATGAGCGCCAATTTAGAATAGTGGATAATACAGGAACCAATAATAATTAAGGATATGAGTACAGAAACTAAAGAAATTAATTTACACGTAGAAAAAGGGCAAAACGAAGTGACTATTCGCCACGGGCAAGCGCCTCCTGAAGTGCCTTTTCGAAAATCTTTTAAAATATCTGGCAATATAGAACTTCCTTTTTTGCATTTAGAAAAACATTCGAAATGGCTTTCTGATGCATTGCCAGGAAAACCAGATGCGCCAATGGCATTCAGTTTTGTAGAAATAGATCGTGATGCGATGGTTATTCGATTTGTAGAAGATCAAGGGATGCCCTGGGAAAGTTGTTACAAAGGGGTTTTGCAGTTTGATTCTCGCTTTGAAAAGTTTGGGATTAATTTAGGTAGATCTTACACCACTTTAGAGCTGGCCGATTTTTTTAAAATGAACCGTAGCCTTTTTGAAAAGAAAGATGAAGCAATGCGATTGGTAAAAGAGCTTCGGAATTTTAAGGCTAAAGTTGATAGGGATTTAGAGAATTCAGACGACGGGCGTGGCAATAGAAAGTTTCTAATCGCAGAAAAAGTAGATAGCAATATTCCTGAAGCTTTTAATCTAAACCTTCCGGTTTTTAAAGGTCAGGATAAGCAAACTATTGCCGTTGAAATTGGGATTGGTACCGACTTTAGTTGCACGTTAATTTCTCCCGAGGTGGCCGATTATATAGAAGAAATACGGGATAGCATTATAGATGCTCAAAAGTCTGATATTGAACAATTAGTGCCAGAATTGAGAGTATTTGAAGTATAAAAATAACCGGGCTTCGCGGCCCGGTAAAAAATAGAATTATGATAAAATTAAAAGGCGCCATTGCGGCGGTAAAAAACCCGAAACAGATAACCAATAAATTTAAGCTACAGGAGCTTTATTTAGATACCTCCAGCTACAACAATTACACCGGCGAAAAGTATGAGAACTATGCTAAAATTCAGAATATTAACGATAGCGTAGATCTTAATGGCTTGGAGCAAGGCGATGTGGTAGATGTAGAATGCTATTTAAACGGCCGTTTCTTCACGAATAGGAATAACGAGCCGGGATTTATGCAGAATTTAAATATTAAAGCTGTAACGAAGGCTAAAAACACGCAGGGGCAAACAATTAAGGTCCCATTAGAGCAAATGACAACTATAGAAACCCCAGAGTGATATGGAACGAGATTTTAAAGGTGTTTGGATGCCTAAATGGTTATGGATTTCTAAGGATTTAACGCCTATAGAAAAGATGTTTTTTGTCGAGATAGATTCGCTTAATAATTCAAAAGGTTGTTTTGCTTCCAATTCTCATTTTTCAGAGCTTTTTGATAGAGCAAAAAACTCCTGTAGCGAGATCATAAAATCTTTAGAAAAAAAAGGATTTATAAGTATAAAATTAGAGCGAAAAGGAAAGGTAATTACCAAGAGAATTATAGAGGTAAAAGCTATTCGGAAAACCGAACACCCCTATTCGGAAAACCGGGATACCCCTATTCGGAAAACCGAACACCCCTATTCGGAAAACCGGGAAGGTATTAATACCAATACTAATAATACCAAAGAGAGAGAGAATCGCGCGTTAGATTTCTTACAGAATAATTATCCTTCAAGATTTGAAACTGAAATGATGCGTATAAAATCTAAAATAAAAAACTGGGAAAAGTTCTGTTTAGATTTTAATGATACCGTGGATCAGGAATCTTTGTTTTGGAGCGATAAAGTTCTTTTTGCTCGTTTTGGAAAGTATTCCAGAAACTGGATTAAAAACCAGGATAAATATTCAGCAAAAGAAGAAAACGAAGGCAAACCAGTTTATCATAGAAAAATAAGTTAAAATGAAAGATGTATTTCCCCGGGATATAGATTTAGAGAGAGCGGTAATTTCTGCGTTAATTATAGATAACACCGCCCACTTAGAAGCAATGCCTTTGTTGAAAGATCCGGCAATGTTTTATGAGACCGAACATCGCTTGGTTTTCTTGGCTATTCAAGAATTATCTTTTAAAAATCAGGCTATAGATATTTCTACCATTAGCCATTCGCTTAAAGCAATGGGCAAGTTAGAAGAATCTGGCGGGCTGTATAATTTAACGCAGTTGGCCGCATTGTCTGGTTCTGCCGCTCACATAGAAAATCATTGCGAGATATTACAGCAATATTGGCTTAAGCGGAAATTAATAGAGAAATCTAACCAGGTGCGCAGTTTAGCCATGAACCCCGAGAAGAATGCCGGTGATGTGCTAGAGTTCGATGCCAAGATGAATGATGAGATTAACGAAATCTTGTATAGCAACACTGGCGAGATCACGTATGCTTCGGCTTTAAGTTTGGTAGAGCAGCGTTTAGAATTAATAAGCAAACAGCAAGAAGGCGAATTTGACGGCGAACCTACGGGGTTTGCAAAAATAGATCGTTTTACCGGCGGTTGGCAGCCTAGTGATCTGGTTATTATTGCCGCCCGCCCTGGAATGGGTAAAACTGCTTTTATTCTGAAAAATATTGTAGAGCTAGGACTCAAAGATATTCCCTGTGGGATATTCAGCTTAGAAATGAGCACGCAACAATTGGCGGCCCGTACTGTGGCTATTAATTCTAACTTTCACCTTAGCCAGCTTATTAGGGATGGCTTTGAGAAAGATGAGTATTTCTCAACCTTAATGCATCGTACCAACGAGATGCGTAAGTTTCCAATTCACATAGACGATAGGCCGTCGCTAGATATTCGAGATATTATAACAAAAGCACGTATCTGGAAGCGTAAGCATAACATTAAAATTCTGTTTGTAGATTACATTCAGCTGGCCAGCGATAAGTCTAAGGGAAGCCACAGGGAGCAGGAAATCGCTTCTATCTCTAGAAACCTAAAGATGCTTGCAAAAGAGTTGAACATTCCGGTAATCGCCTTATCGCAACTTTCCAGAAGTGTAGAAACCAGGCAAGATAAACACCCTAAGCTAAGTGATCTTCGAGAAAGTGGCGCAATAGAGCAAGATGCCGATATCGTTGGATTTCTTTATAGAGAACATTATTACAACCCCGATGCAGAACTACCCATGGAGCTAACAAGCATTGGCGCGAATGCCGAATTTAATTTCGCAAAATACAGAAGCGGAAGCTTAGAAACCAAAGGATTATACTTTGATAGCAACAAAGTGAAGTATATGGATCCCGAAGAACTGAATGAAAAATGGAGCAGCAAAGACCTTCCCAAGCCGGAAGCCGATGAAGTTCCCTATTAAAAATTAAAACTATGCCAAGTAAACCGAAATCAATTAAGAGAAGCTGGGTACCAGAGCGTAAAGCATACGGCCGTAGGAGTGCAGAGAACGCTAAGTTCTACAACTCCCGCCCCTGGCGCAAGGTAAGAGCATCTTACGCAGATAAGAATCCTTTATGTGTAAAATGTAGAGCCGAAGGTAAGACTGTTAAGGTGGCTTATGTAGATCACATTACGCGTGTAGAAGATGGCGGGGCTAAGTATGATGAGAGCAATTTACAAAGCTTATGCAAATTTCATCACGATAGTAAATCGGGCCGAGAAGCACACGGATATCGAGAAAAAAATAATAAAAACGGGGCATAGGGGTAAAATCACCTTCGCTTCATCCCGCTGTACAT